GTTGCTGGGGTCAATGCCTCGGTCTGCTAATATTTTTGCTAGGCGCGGCTCTGCTTTGGCTTGCATGCCAAGCACCAGAGCGCCGGTGCTGGCGTTTGCGTTGGCAGAAAGAATGCTTTCATCGATTACTGCGTAGGATGGTATGCTTGTATTTTCTAGCAAATCAGATGACGTATAGAGCGCCGGTATGTTTTCTGACTTTAGGGCTGCCTGAACTTCTGGCACATAAGCAATGTCTAGAGGGTTTGACCCATCATATGGAGAGTGGTCAGAAACTTGCTCCATATAAAATTTTTCGTATTTTGCAGAAGGGTCATATGTGTGCGGAATATCATGCTTATTTAATATAGCCGAAAGTTTTTCTAGCCCTTCTGGGCTGTCTAAATCTAAAGCGTTATCAACTGAAGCTTGAAATTCGCGTACAGTGCCAGCGCGCTCATCCGCAAAATATTCGGCAGCGGCGCGCTTTGGAGTAACGAACAAAGGGGCTTTGACTTGGCCGTCAATGTTCCCACCGTGGAAAACACGCAAAGCATTTGCACCGAGCGCATCTTTTGGCTTTGGCACAGCACCGCCGCCGAGCATGGCCATGGCCGCAGTTTCCATTGCGGCGCTGTTCATCTCCTCTGGCGACAGCAAGCCCTGCGCAGCGCTGCGTGGGTTTTCAACGCCGCGCACCACAGCGCCGACGGCATCCGTTGCCCAATCCTTGAACCGCGTTTGGGCTTGGCCAGATTTCAGCGCATCCCAGATGGACATGCCCTGCGGCCCTGCGAGCGGCAGGAAAGTTGACGTGTTCATGCCGTCCAGCCCTTGCTCGCCAGCGCGGTCTAAAGCGCCGCTCAACGAGTTGTGATGACGGTACGCCGCGCGCAACTGGTTGATGCGGTCAGGGGTATAACCGTGCATGCTCTGGCTTTCCGCCAGATAGTTGCGGAAATCAGCAGGAGATAAGTCTAAAACATTGGCCATCGGTGCGGGCAGCTCTCCAAATAAGCGTTGCCGCATATTACCACATGTAGTTTTAAATCGCTATTTTAGCACAATATGTTGCGGTTTTGGCGGGTTTTCAACTTGATTAATAGGCACTTCTTTTTTTGTGCATTGAAGAAATGCTAAAGGCGCAAAAAAAATTGACCTTTTAGCATTTCTACCCCTTGAACATCTGCCCAATGGGCATATATAGAGTGCATAGGACAATGAAGTCCGCCAAAAAGGAGAATGGCATGACCAAGATTACTTTAAACATCAGCGACCTTGAGTTGAATGTTCTGCAAATTGCGATCTTGCATATGATTGAGCTTTGCACTGATGAAACTGAGCAAGAGCAAGATGAAGTATGGGCGGAGCGCTTGACCGCCGCAGAAAATCTGCGGTTGGCGCTGAATACACAAATTAAAATTTCAAACGGACAATGAAGTCCGCCAAAGGGAGAAATGAGATGAAACTACACAAGCGATACCCAATAGTGTTTGGTGATTTCGACAACGGTGAAGCGTTTGACAAGATTTTTGCCGCCGTAAGTCAATATGGCTTTGAGGATAATTCATGGCACAACGACACACAGCCTTGCATGGTGCAAGATGGTGGTCACGGCTTTCAACTGACAATTTGGGTTGATTATAAAGACCCCGATTTGGCTGAATATGTTGATGCGCGCAAAGATGGATCAGTGAAGCAATTCATCTTCTGTGAGCAAAATACCGACACGTTTGAGATTACGGAAGAGTGGCAACACGACGACGTTGACGCGCTGATTGCGCACGTCAAAAAAGTGATGGAGGCGTAGATGGAAAAGAGCAATTTGCGCGAACTATTCACATTTGAGGAAACCGATGATCCGCTTATTGAGGATGATCAATATGTGCTGAACGCTGATGAGGACTTGTATATACAAGTGTGCGATGGGTTCGACTATGGTGGTAAAACGTCTTACGTCGTCAATCGCATGGTACAAATTCGGCACGATGAGTTCGGCAGTGAACAAATGGGCGAATACAAAAAGCTGAGCGATGCGATGCGCAAGGTGATTGATTTGCATAAGGAGTAAAAATGCAACCACAGGAATTCAACAAGGCGCGGCGTGAGTTGCGCCTTTCAGCACGTCAACTCTCTGACATTCTGAACGTGCATACGCGCACCATACGCAAGTGGGAGAGCGACGTTGACAGTCGCCCTGTGAACCCCATTGCGGCGCGTGTAATGCAGTGGATGTTGGACGGCTATCGTCCGCCAGAATGGCCAGAGAAGCCGTCAGGCAATACCTGACAGGTTGCGCCTGATAGCGCCGCGCCACTTTGTCAGCGTTCCACTGAGCGCTGTGGTGGCGTCGCTTGCTGCAAGCAGGCAGACCGCATCTGCAAGGTCAGGGGAGCGCAAACCGCGCTTGCGCATGCTGTCCTTGCTTTCCGCTTGCAGCTTACCGCTTGACGTAAAGCTGTAGCGTATCCCTGTTAAATCTGCGAGCAATTCGTCGTCTTTCGGCAGTTTGCATGCGCGATCCTCTAGCATGGCTTTGGTCTTAAACCACAGCTCTGTGCGGAGGTTGTTGTATGTGCCTTTCATAGATGGCGCTTCCGCCACGTTGATGCCCCTCACAGGCGCTCCAAGCTCGGCCATGCGGTCAACAATGCCGCCGCCAAGGCCAATGCTGTCCACCAGAATTTCGGCAGGCTGAGATGAGGGGGGCAGGGCGTCATATTCCGCCATAACACGGCCGACGGTCTGCATCAGGTCAAGGCCGCGCCACGACTTGACCTCAGTGATCACCTTGCCCGTCTGCTTCACCAGAGCCGTGCGATCCGAGCCAAAACGGCTTGGGTCTAAAGCCCAGATGCAACGCGCGTCGGGGTCAAGCACCACGTCGCGGTTCTGCGCCGCTTCCACCAAGTGATACGGGATGATGGTGTCCTCGTCAGCCCTAGCAAATTCGCCGCGCACACGAATATCGAAAGCTGCACTTTCTTCGCCGTATCGCTCGCGCATCTCCTCGATGAACTCCTCGCTCACCAAAGGGCTGTCCATGCAGCTCCAGCGGCGCGTCCACCACTTGTGCGCCATCCGCGTCTGGCTTTCGTAGAACGTGCCGCTGGATCGCGTGGGGTTGCTCAGCAAAACGGTCTGCGTATTTGCGCCAGACATTGAACCGGCGGCCGCTTCAAACACAGCCTCGTCAATGCCCGACGCTTCGTCGCAAATGAGCAAGACCGTGCCCGCCTCCTGGTGAATACCAGCAAGAGCCTCCGGGGTTTCCTTGCGCGACGTGCGCGCCGAAATAAAGCCCTCACTGGGGGCGGCGATCAGCTCCACACGATCTGACTTTACGTTCAACAATTCTTTCAGCGGCTGCGGCAGCTCGTTGATCCATTTCTTCAGCTCGGCAAAAAGTGCGTCAAAAAGCTGGCCAGTGGTCGGCGCAGTGACGACGATCTTGGCGGGAAACTTGAAGATCAGCGTGTGAAGCATCGCCCAGGACGCGGCGGTTGACTTGCCCGTGCCGTGGCCAGAGCGAATGCTGAGCATCCGTGTGCCGTTGGAAATCGCGTCAAGGAATTCCGCCTGATAATCCAGCGGCTCAACCCCAAGCACCTCATGGACGAACTTGGCGGGGCTGCTGTGATACGTCTGCACAAACTCCAGCATCGCGTCGTGCGCGGCGGGTTTACTCATGTTCGATTTCCTTGGTGCTGTCGCGCACAAGTTTCATCTTGCGCAAAGCATCGAGGTGCAGATCGCCAAGATTGACGGTGACGTTTGCCCCGGCTTTGCCATTGGCATAGCGGTTCTGGTTCCAGCTCTGCGCGATGAACTTATGCTGGCTGACCTCTTCGCGCGCCAAAGTGACATCCACTTGGCTGATCTCCGCGAGGCGGCTGCCGGTCTGCGCGTTGGCGCGCTCGGCGGCGCGGTCAGCTTTCAACTGGCGGATCACGTCAAAGCCAAGCTCGGCGTGGGTGTCGGCGGCAGTTTCGCGGACTTGCTCGATGACGGCGTTGTATTCAGGCTTTTTGATAAGGTTGCGGCGGAGATAACCACGGTCAACCTCCAGCTCTTTGGCAAGGCCGCTGATCGTCCCTCCGCCAAGAAGATAATCTTGGAAGAATTCTGGGCCACCACGGTTTTGCAGTTGTGTCATAAGGGCGCGCAATTTTGGTCTGCCGGGCATGTCTGCTCCTTCTATTGGTTGCGCCAAGATAGCATTTGGGGATCCTGGGGGCAAAATTCGGTGCGGAGGTAGGGGGGGGGTAACGCCAAGGTAATAAATGGGGGAGATGGGGGAGATGGGGGAGTA